CAAGAGGTTAATGGAAAACCGGTCGGTTCTGTTGTATCAGATGATCCTTCTGTTGTTCCAGACCCCCAACCTCTGCCGGCCCCAATTAGTAAGCAGGTAGAAGGTTTGTCGGCAGCCTCTAAAGCTGAACAAGATGCAATTAAGTCAAAAAAAGAAACAGATGAAGCTCTTTTCCAGCAATTTATTGCTTGGAAAAACTCCAACCAATAATCCAATAAATGTCAACTAATAATTTCTCTAAATCTAATCTAATGAATCTGCACCATTTTGTGCAGGCATCAATGTTGGTTTATCCAAAAGAGATTATTATTGCAACTTTAAGAGATTTCTTTTCTAAAAGTGATTATTATCACTATTCCAAAGATCAATGGGGTTTTGCTAATACAACAGATCATACTGATCTGCCTCCAGGCGCTGATATTCCTACGCAATTTAATAAAAATGGCGCCAATCAAGAAGGTCTAAGTACCAGAATCTATATTGGAGAGAATTATCGTTATGACGGTATTTTTTATCCGGCCATTCTGGTTAAAAGCGGTGGGGCCAAATACGTTCCAATTTCTATTAATAGAGAACAGGAGGGCGTTCAATACGAAGATATTGTTTTTGAAGATGGATATGGAAATCAAACATTAGTTCATCGCCCAGTTTCTTTTATTACGGCAGGAGTTTGGGAAGGATCAATTATTATTGATGTTTTAGCTAGAAGTTTAAGGGCCAGGGACGACATTGCCGAGGCTGTAGCCATGTGCTTTACAGAAGTAACCTTTGATACAATCTATGATGTGGGTATTATTATTAAACCATTGAGTATTGGGGCTGCAAGTGAGTCAGATGACAGAAACGATAAGCTATTTAGGCAAAGTCTCACATTAGATATAAGAACTGAGTGGAGAAGAGAAATACCAGTCGGTAACGTCATTGACGCTATCTTCTTCACCGCAACTTTTGAAGATTTGAACAGACCTGGAAGTCCCGTACCCGCCAATATGACGGTTAATACCGAAGTTAGCTTAGCGGATATGCTACTAAACATGTAAAATATAGAGATTTCGAATGCTCTAAATTCGAAAAGTTTCAATGGGTAAGACAATAAAATGTGCTAATATATCGCCAAGAATAGGAATATTAATACATTTTAATGATACAATCTACAAAACCGAGTGATAAGGATTCAATATGGCTAACATACCAGGCGCAACAAATGTCCTACCAGGAGTTTTTACTGACGTAATTACTCAATCACGTGGAGTATCGGTTCCTGGTGGTTCCCGTACAGCCGCAATGATTGGTGAAGGTTCAACGGATGAAACCATCGTTTCTCAAGCCTTGGGTGGTGGTCAAGACGGTCTGAACCCAAGTTATACGGGTACTACTGGCCGAGACGGCAGACACTTCCAACTTCTTAGTTTCCCACTAGTTTCTAACAGAACTACTTTATTTAAGAATGGCATTCCTCTTCGTGGTTATGAGTCAATTATTGACGCAAACCCATTCAGCAACAAATTTGATTACAGAATTGACATTACAACCGGTAAGGTCGAACTTCAGAGTGCTCACTTAGTTGATCAAGGTGGAGCTTACTTCCCCGCTTTATCAAGCAATGTCGGTCAAGGCTCACTTGCCAACCTAACTCTTGTGGATGCAAACGCCCCACCTGAGACTTGGACTATTCGTTGTGTCAGTGTTCAAAGAGACCCTCTTAACGTCCCAATTGCTGCAACTGCCTCCTTCTTAGCTTTCGGATCTGTTTCTGGTGCTAAATTAGATGCTAACGGCAATCCAATTATTTGGCTTGCAGGTGGCGCAGTAGTAAGCAACGGAGTTCTTAGCTTCTCTATCGTAGAAACTACTCCAGCATTTAGAGAAGGCGACGCTTTCACTGTTGTTGTTGATAGTGGTGTCTTAATTAGAAATGATTCTTTGACCGCCAACTATATTCCAGTTGCTAATCTTAATGACCCACTTGTTCTACAAGGAATGGGCGACGTTGTTAAGCGTCACGGTCTACCAAGCCTTACCAACAACTTGGCTTTGGGTGCTCAACTAGCTTTCGCTAACAATGCCCCATCCCTATTAACCCTTCAGGCAGCTCCTCCGCTTCCAAGAAGAACATCCTACATTCTTGATCAAGAAGTAGATGCTCTTTCCTTGAACAATGATGAGTTTATTTTCCCACTACCTGTTGGAGTTACCCCAGACTTTAACTCAAATATTCACTTCTTTGTGAAGAACAATGCTACTAACGTAGAAACTCAGATTCTTCCAAACAAGCTTGAGTACTACACTCTTGATACTGCCGGTTTCCCAACCACCACCCAATTTATCACTAGCAACGCAGTTGCTCCTGCCGGTTGGTCTTACTTCTATACTGTTAAAGAATCTCTTGAGACAATTAACTTTGGAGAAGACGGTTACATTGGTAGAAATCTTGCTTTCAATAATCAAGGTGTATTTAGCTCTGATTCTGTTACCTTCGACTCTACTTATGTAGGCAAGGCACTAAAGATCATTGAGGCTACCAACTCTGCTAACTTCGGAGTATTCCATGTTACCGCAGTAAGTGGTGGAAAGCTATACGTAGTAGCTGATGCTTCTACTTTCCCTCCATCTACCTTAACTGCTAACCCAGCTTACCTATCTGATTTCATCAATGAAACTCCAGTTTCGTTCGAAGTAATTAACCCAGTTACTGGATTGCCAGTTGCCGGTGGAGACGGAACTGATGGCGTATTGGTAACCGCAGGTGCAAGTACCGGACAAGCTACTCTAAAGAGTTCTACTGATTTCACTCTTCTTACTGGTCTTACCTCTAAGAGACTACAAATCAACGGATCTACTGTTGCAACCGCTAATCAGCCAGTTGGAAATGATGGTCTATATGATATCGTTTCTTCTGACGGTTACATTGTTGACGGTTATCAGATTACTATCAAGAAGGCTCTTGTCAATGAAAGCAATCTTGAGTTCGAGGTTCTTGATCCAACTCTAGCTAGCAATTATGTTGTTGTTAACCACAACGTAGTTCCAAATGGATACGGATTAAGAGTAACTATCGTAGACGAAAGAGATGCAGACTTCTATGATGCAGGATGGATCAATGCTCTTGAGGCACTACAAACTGTCGAATGTGACATTTTGGTTCCGCTTCCAAAGCAGACTATCTCAATCATCTTCCAGAATGCTTTAAGCCACTGCTTATCCATGAGCAACATTAGAAACAAGAAAGAAAGAGTCTTGTTCTGTGGAGCTATCAGTGGATTAACTCCAGACAACATTACTGGTGTCAAGCCAGCCGCTGTTGAAGACATTGGAGTTCTTGAGGGTATCCAAGGAGAAACCATTACTGACATTCTTGCCGGTAACGTTGAAGACTTGGCTAATTACTCAGTGCCAGATGCATTCGGTAACACCTTTAGATGTGTTTACTTCTATCCTGATCAGATTGTTGTTCAGGCTGGAACCGAAAATGTTCTTATCGATGGATTCTACCTTGCAGCCGCAGCCGCAGGTTATGAAGCTGCCGATGTTAGAATCGAGAATCCATTAACCAACAAGGTTCTAAGCGGATTCACCATCCTAAGAAACAAGCAACTCTCTCCACAAACCCTAGAAAACTTGGCCGCAGCCGGTGTAACAACCTTGCAGCCAGTCGCAGGTGGCGGAAGAATCGTATGGGGTATCACTACTACCCAAAGTGGATTCCCAGAAGAGCAAGAAATTTCTATCGTGTTTATCCGCGACAGAGTAGCCAAGACTTTGAGAGCTGGATTCCAAGGCTTTATTGGAAACCCAGAATCTCCAATCACTGGAGCTATCTTGAATACTCGTGGAGTTATTTTGTTGAACTCCTTAGTTTCTCAAGGACTAATCACTCAGTACAAAGACTTAGCAGTTGTCAGAGACGATGTAGATCCAAGACAATGGAACGTATCAGTTAGGGTACAGCCAACCTATCCAGTTAACTTCATCTACATCAAGGTAAGTTTGGGTCAACTATAATTAGGGAGAATACATAAATGGCTAACGCACCAAACACAGGCTCTACACTATCAGTAAACGGTACAGTTAATAAGACTAGTACTGCTATCTCTACCAATATCATCATTATGGTTGGTAACACCGCTGTCGGCGCTATTCAATCCATGGCCATCTCTGAAAAGAGAGGTATCAAGATGATTGATGAGGTAGGAACTGACGGCCATATCGATTCCGTACCAAACGTTTCTACTAACATCAGTGGAAACTGCCAAAGAGTTAGATTCGACAGATTAAGAATCACCGAAGCATTCAGCAGAGGTTTCGTTCACGTAGCTTCTCAGGTATACCCTTTTGATATTGTCATCCTAGACAAGCAGAAGAGAGATCAAGGTAGCCAAATTTCTACAGTTATTAAAAATGTGTGGATTGATGGTCTTGACTATACCTACCAAACCAGCGACTGGGTCATCACTGATACCATGAGCTGGCAGGCTGAGACAATTTATAGCGTTCTTAACAACGGTAGCTCTCAACCTGTTGCAGTGGGTGGCGAAAGAGGCATCCAGCACATGGGCTCTGGTCCTAATGGCACTGTCAATATCGTTAGCGGAGACGGAGTTGTTAATATTGAGCAACTTGTTGATACCGGAGCTAACGGTAGAAGAGGCTCTCTTGATGCAGCCGGTCTAATTGACATTGGCTCTTCTGGCGACTTATTCTAATCAATATCAATTAGCATAACTCCCTAATAAGATAAAAATAACCTGCAAATGATATATAATCATTGCAGGTTATTGTTTTTGTGGAGTAAAAATGCCTAATTTTGATAGTCCCCTTGGTAGTAAAAAGTTTGCCGGTCAACCAATGAGAGAATTTGATGTACCGGATGAAACAGGACATGAATACCAAACAGAAGAACATGCTGGAATGAATCCAGTAATGAGGCGTAGAGGGCCAGCCCTTCATGGGCCTCAGCCACCTGTTGATATTAATGAGGCTGTTGCTTTTCAACAAAGGGTACAAGCATCATCTCAAGATGATTCTATTGAAATTGAAAGACAAATTAGAGAAGCTAGAGAAATGAGAAGGTCTG